GCAAAAATGAATATTGTAACTTTTTATCCAAATGATGCCTCATGTTCATTTCATTTGCAAAATAAACACAATCCTGATGATAAGATAAACTCCTATTCACAATATAGGGATTATAATCTTTTTCAGACTGTTCATCAACTATAATATCATTCTTCGTTTGAAGAATCTCTTTAACATAATCAAATGGATTACTCATAAAATTCTTATTAAAGCTACAAAATCAATACATATCAAAAGTAAATAGTTAGCCAAGAGACCAAAAGAACGCCTACTATATGCAGCACAGCCAAACAAAAAACACCCAATAATCCATAAAGGATATAATAATAGTAGGGGTGGTTCAGGCACAGTGATCGCCATAATAACACTACATGATATACTAAGTAACCAAGCGATAAACTCAGCACAAAACCGTAGGCGATTAGTTCTAAAATCATTCTTTATCCATTGTATCATTTAAATTCCAAATTAACCATCAATTCAGTCAAACAAGCAACAATGTTTATCTCACTATCCGCAACAAAAGCCTGTTTATATTGATAATCAGCCAAAATAACAACTGCTTGTGGAATACTTTGTGGCTTCAAAATATCATAAAGATTATCATAAAGTTTACGAAAAAATGTCTGCGAATCTACTTGATTACTCGCAACCCATTTTCTAATCGCACCAAAGTCTTTTTCTTTTAAATATTTTACAATGTCCTGAATTGACAACTCAACAACTTGTGCAAGTATTCCAGTCCCAATCTTACCAAATTGAGAAAAACGTTGCAATTCATTTATTGTCCTACGAAAATCTGGAAAATGTTTTTTGATAATTTCAGCAATTACTTTTTGCTCAAATTCAACTTTTTCAGATTCAAGAATAAACAAAATACGTTTAAAAAACAATGCTGCCATTTCAACTTTTTCATCGGCTTTTAAAGTGAAATCAATTACAGCACATCTTGAATGCAAAGCATCCATAATCTTTGCTTTATAATTACAAGTAAAGATAAATGAACAATTTGATTCAAATTCTTCAATCGCATTTCGTAGAATTGCCTGTGCATTCGGTGTCATGTAATCAGCTTCATCAAGAATGATTACCTTTCTACCACCCATCAAAGACATTGACGATGCATAGATTTTAATCTTAGTCCGAATGGTATCAACACCATTTTCATCCGAACCATTTAACACCATATAATCACAACCAATCTCTTTACAAAGTGCTTTTGCAATTGTAGTTTTACCTACACCAGCAGAACCACAAAGTAAAAGATTGGGAATACTATTCTGATTAACATATTCCTGAAAAGGCTTTTTCAACCTTTCAGGAATAATACAATCGTTAACCGTTTGTGGCCTATACTTTTCCACCCATAATAAATGTTCCATTCACCTTCTCCATAATAAAATTACTTCTGCACTTGTGAACCAGTTTCGGTACTGATCCAATATTGAAGATTGATTGTTTGATGTTTGAAATAACCAATACCTTTTGATGAAATCAACACATCATACGAACCATTCATCATCTTGGTAATGTTTTCAGTCTTAAACAAAATCTTATAACTACTACCATCACCATCAGCAATTTCCAATGATTCAGTGCTTGCAGAATCATTTGTCCCATCAAAGGTAACAATATTTACTTTTTTACCATCCGATTCAACTGCAATATGTGGTGAACCAAGAACAGAAGCAACACGAAGAATCCATTCAAAATCTTCTGATGACAAACTAAATTTAATTTCTGGATCAGGCATCGTGATTGCTTTTTCTGGTGGAGTAACAATCATATTTGGTGCACAAAACCGATATTTGATTTTGCTACGACCTTTGTTACCAGAAATAATGATTTGTTTATCATCAAATTCAAATGAAGGATCGTCTTTATGAAGTGAAAGAATTGAAAGGAAGTTATTCAAATCATATACACCAAATTCAGCAGGAATTTCATCTGTCAAATCAACTTCAGCAAGAATATTTCTCTGTGAAGAAACAGTTCTTAGTTTTTTACCTTTTTTAAATAAAATACCAGGATTAATTGCACCGAAGTTTTTCAAAATCGAAAGTGTTTCATTAGATAATTTCATATAATACCTCACAAGTAATAATATTATTATACATCAAAAAGCTATTTTAGACAATACAGCTTCAACATTATTTCTCAAATCTTGAAGTGTACCATTGTTATCAATTTCATAATCAAATTTAGAACCCACCCAATCCCATTCAGACTGATGAACATCCCAATGGCTCATAAAACTATTACGTTCTTCAAATGTTTCTAAATTTTCTAACATTTTAAACCAAGGTGGATCATTACCTCTATTAACACGAATAATTAATCCATTATTTTTTTGGATATATTCAATTTCATTTTGAAATCTTACATCAGTAACAACAACATTTTTACCTTTTGCACGATTTAAAAGAGAGATTACCCAAAGGTCTTTATGGAAAACATTACGTCCTGCTTCTGTTCCCATCAATTGAAGTGCTAATCTTGGTGTAAAATTCTGATCAAATTTTTCAGACCAAAATGCATCGGCACTTTCACGCCATTTACGTGACACTTCAGTATCACCTTCAAGTAATTCTCTAGGCCATCCAAAAATAATTGAAACTGCATCTTTTAATGGACGAGCAAAAGAATCTTTGGAGAATCCTTTTGATTCAAGAATATCGCCAACAGTTCCTTTGCCACTCCCAATAAACCCAACTATACCAATAATCATGAAAGACTTTTATAAATTGCGCTGGTTGTCGTAAATGTGTTTTTCCATTGCCACTCATCAAGAACAAGTTGATTGAACACATCTCTTTGTAATTCAATTACAGTATCAACACTAAGTTCAAGCATACGAATTGCGCGGTCATATTCATTCTCATAACTTTTAGGCGCCGAAGGAAGATGTTTGAATTTGACTATTTCTTCTATTTTACCAGTCTTAGTTAATTCCAGATTATATTCTGCAATTTTTATAACAGCTTTTTTATAATCTTGAACACTTTCTTTATATTCTTCAATATGTTTTTCTCTATTTTTACGAAGAATTTTTAGAAGTTCAGTCCTTTTAATTTTCACACTTTGCATTATATTTCTCCTACAATTTACCAGTATAGTTTGCAACGGCAGGCATATTACCTGTAAAAGCATATGTTCCAATATGTTGTGTTTTCATCCATGGACACAAGAAAATCTTTCCGCCAATCTTACGCCACATCTGACAAAACATATAATCTTCAGACAAATAACGATCTGAACCACCACCTGTAATAGAATCTTTTGAATCAATTACAGTATCAAAATATGCATGAATATATCTTGAACCATCAAAATGTTGTTGCCCAACATGATCAGGTTTATATTTAATATTTGGATATGCTTCAGCTATCTTTTCAAATACCTGACGTTTAATCATCATATAACCTGTACCAATCTCCATAACTTCAAGAGGCTCAGTTACTTGAAATGATTGTGTTCCTTTTACGATATTGAAAACATATTCACCAACAAGAGTTTCCAATTCTTTAGGTTCAATTTTTGGATGATTTCTTGCAGCCATCGCAACATTGTTCCAATTGATAGATTTCTTAGGATAAGGTCCACCAATAATATCTTTATCAAGTGCCAACATCGCAACAACGTCTTGTGGATTGTAATGAATATCCGAATCAATAAACAACATGTGTGTAAAATCTGTGCGTAGAAATTCATCAACCAAATAATTACGTGCGCGAGTAATTAACGATTCATTGAATAGAAATGAAAACTTGGTATCAACACTATACCGCGACAATGTACCTTGAAGGTCTAAACATGATTTAACATATAAACCATGTGCCATTCCGCCATACATTGGTGTTGCTACTAAAACTTTATTCTTTTTTAATACTTCTAATTTAACTTGTATTTCCATAATTTATTCACCTTAAAAAAAAGAGGAGCGATACTATTATATATCACTCCTCTTTGACTTTACCTAAACAATATTAGGCAAAAGCACGAACGCCTTGCTCACGGAGAGCAGCAATACCAGCAGCAACGATTTCACGACTTGGTGTGCCTAGACGATAAAAGCGAATTTTACGACCGCTATCAAGGGTCTTTGTATTGGTATAGATAGCATGTCCTGCATCACGCAATTCATTGATACGAGCAGTAACATTGCTTACACCCCAACGGGCACGTGCCTGTGCAACGGTAAAAGTGTTATATTTGCCATCTTTTGCCAAAAAATTCAACATCTTTTCTTTAACTGACTTCATTATAAAAACTCCATAATTTGAATCGCACTTAGAGAGGCGATTCTTCTCTCAATTACATCTAATATATTATCTTATTAAGATACCCGTGTCAAGACTTTTATCAGTAAATATGTTAAAATACAGTTTCTTTACCGATATCTTGTTCGCTAGGTTGATTGACAACAGAAGGATTCTTAACAGTATTATCAATCTTACTATACAAATCAAGAAACGACATTTTAGTATCAGCATCAAACCGATTCAAACACAATTCAATTGCCTTCATCTTATCTTTAAAGATACTATACGTTTCAACAATATGAACCAAACGCCGTGTTGAAATAACTTCATCACAACCACCATCATCAAACGTTTGACGAATTGCATTAGCCCAATTCACAAGCAAATCAGAAAAACCTTCATCTACACATCCAGCAGATTCCAATTCACCACGAATGATTTTTTTCTCAATCGGAATAGACGGCCAGACTTGTTCATATGTATTCCGAAAACGTTCTAGAAATGCCTCATTCAAAATATTGGTAAACATATATCGACCATCTTCACTACCTTTACCTTTTGTATTTGCGGTTGCAAAGATAGTAAAACCTTCGGCAGGAACAATCAATTCACCTTTCTTTTTCAACATAAAAGG